AATTATTTTTCTCTAAACGTGATTATTCTATCGTTGATACGTATATTGAATATTTTGTCGATCACTCCAAAGATTTTTCGATCGAGACGATGGAAGCTTCCGACCACCACCCCCTTTGGATACAAGAAAGTTATGACATATACCCCATCGCAAAAACGTACGGTATATGTTCACTAGATCTCGGGCGCGCTGGTATTCTCCCCGGTGACCCTATTCCCAAGCCTCCAGAAGCTGTTACAAAAATGATTATTCGAGTTAAATATTGGTACAACAATCGTATATACAAATACATAACGTATAATCATGACTATACATGGCCACCGAAGAAGGCTAATGCAATGTCGTTCCACGTCCCGATAGTCGGTGCACAATTACTGGATTCGGCCGACAAGCCAGTAAAAGACATTCTCGAAAAAATTAGACGCTACGCGGGTCCACACTCGGATTTTTATGGTGAGAAGATTTTCATAAAAGATGTATTATATCTCGATGAAGTCTCCCTAAAAAACAATATTCCTCGTATTAAATTGAAAAACTGTCTAGGTATGATGAAAACGGTTGATACGACGACCGGACTCATGTCTCATCTTCGGGTACCTTAGTTGCCAGGTAAAATTTTAAATCACCTAAATTTGCGACATTGTATTTCAATATCAAAAAGCGATTTTGTTTCTCTTGCATTATTTGAACTGTGGAACACATACTTGTCGCTTTAGTAAAAATATTCATATACTTTAGCGAATACGTTCCCGATAAATTAGGAGATTCGTCTACACACTGAATTTCGGTTTCCTGATTCGCGAAATCACCTTTGCACATGAGTTTCAACGATTTCCCTCCGCGGTGTATTTCCAATTCATCTCCAATGTTGGACATATCCCTGCATATTCTCTGAAAATCTACGGAAGGAATAGGAGTTATAATCGTCATTTCGGTTTCTGGAACTTCTATTTGGTTTTCGTTAATGTCTAGAAGTTTCAACTCGAATTTTGTAGACGTTTTCTTCTGTTCACTGTGAATTTCAATATTCATAAACTCCTTGGAATTAATAGAAATTACGAGCACATCGTTTACAGTGATCGTCTTTAATAATTTATACATATTAGTCATGTTAACACCACAATCAATATTTCCATCGCACGTGTATTCTTCGAAGTTATCAGAAGGTAAAAACATATCTATAAGAGATGTTCTAGCTGTATCGAGTGTTACTATAAACACTCCCTCTGGTTTAAAATAAATATTCACATCATTTAAAATATCCTTTAAAACTTCAAATGTAGATTTTATAGCCACGGCTTGCACTGTCACTAATTTCATATTAAAATTTTCGCGTATTATTTCTTTATATCCGTATAAGCAGAGTCTTCAACTTTACGACTAATTTTTGCCTCAAGTTCCGATGTCATTGCTGGTTGTAAGGACTGTCCGTAACTGTCCAGAGCAAACATATCTTTAGAAGATTCACCGTCTAATGTGGTCGATGTTATTCCCCCGAAACCACACGTTTCCAATTCCTGGACCGGCAGTAAAGATTGAAGCCAGTTATGTATTTCACGCCCCACGAGAAGTTTACCATTCTTTGATAAAAGAGTGGGTACTTTCGTGATCTGGTTTCTGTACTGAGGAGGAATTCCATTTTCTGAGACATTATGATAATGAATGAGATGCTTTAGTTGTTCATGACTTTGAATGAAGTTTATAATTTCAACGCTATGTTTACACTTTGGACTATATAAAAGTAGTGACATTCTCTACAATCAATTTTCAAAAAAAATTATAAAAGTTAACACACTTTTTTCGCGTGGTATATTAAATGCTCACGCTGTTATTTTTCATACTCGTGTTGTTACTTGTTACCACTACAGGCCCTAAGCGAGAGACGTTTGTAAAGAAATCTAACACGGAAATTATATTAAACGACCCATTACCCAACATGACCGAGTACAAAAAAGTTTCTAAAGTCAGTGCAAATCATGACGTCATGGAGAAAATTGTTTTAGCGACGAATAAATACATCTTAGAGAAAACCGGTATAGACAATTACATCATTGAGACTACCGCACTTAAACAGTTTCGTCACAAACAAAAGAATCATGATATGTACAGGTGCATGTTTATGATAGTAAAAAAGAATGGCTTTGCTCACGGAGCCTCAATAACAGCTGATATAATGGTAGTGAATAATCAAACTATAGGGGGCGTGGGAACGGGTGGTGTACGTGTGCTGAGTGCTCGTTCACAGCCCATGGATATTAAACCCCCAGCTGATAGCACGCCATTTGAAAGTGTAATGAAGGGGTCCACATTTATCCCGTACGAAGACATACAAAATTCTCAAGATGAAATGATTAAAGCTCTCAAAAATCCTAACGTTGTTCTGAATAAAACCGTAATAAATGGATTTGAATCTGGACCCCCGGCCACTGTAAGTTATGAGGGACTCGAAAACCGTATCTATTTTCCTCCTAAAAAAAGATAAGACATAATTAAATGATCAGCGTAGAAGAGATCACTCGAATTACGAATAACAGAAATCGTATGAAAAAGGAGACATATATAGAATTGTACAAGCAGATATCACGGAAGATCAGGCGTGGAGTTGAATCACATAAAAAGAGGATTAGTTTTGTTGTCCCAACATTCGTGGTAGGATATCCTACGTATGATAGATTGAAGGCTATTACATACCTGAAAAGACAACTCGAGTTAGGTGATTTTACAGTGTATATCACAGGAAACTACGAACTCACTATTACTTGGAAAATTAAAAAAGATTCGTCAAAATCTGTAGATAATATAGAAGACTTCCCTACTCTTATAAATCTTAAAAAGGCAGCGAATAGGTACAGGCGAGATGCGCAAAACGATTAATAAAAAAAGACTAGTTAATCGTACATGGATAACTTGAACATTTTAGTCGAGGCAAAGCGTGAATATCTCGAACAACTCTCTATTATTGTATGCCCAGTTATGATAGATGTTTTTGATTCGATGTTTGAAGAATCTAACAAGTTATCTAAGGGTAGAAAAGTTCTTCAAATGTTTCAAAAACTCTTAAAAGACGTTCCTGAATGGAGTGAAACCATGGCGAAAAGTCATACGGACAACATAGCGGATAGATGTGCGTGGTTCAAAGATTTAGTTGCCGCAGTATTTGTAAGTTCGGTGAAGATTTTATCGGCGGTGCGTCTTAGTAAGGATTCGAAGAAGATGTCGGTTAAACTTCCAACAAATGAAGTTTTTATTCATACATGCTATAAGAACGCCGCTAAAGATCTTTATCGCAATCCTTACATTTTTACCGAGAATCAATCTGAGCACGCTAGAAACGATAAACTTTATGAACGTTTTGCTGCATGCGTAGAAACAACGGTGAAAGAGTTGATTCCCGTCCAACAGATTCTACAGACGTATATGAATGCGAATGGAGATGAGGATATTCTCGATTCACAAGATGCGAACCTAGAGGAAGATGATATAGACGAATACGATGAGAATGCACCCGAACATATGGGAGATTCTGAAATGCCCGACCAAATGGAAGGTGAATACCCCCAAGAAGAGAGTGAGCTTCCCATGGGAGGCGTTGCAGATGAACTAGAGGAGGATGTGGGTAATATTCCTCAGGAAGATCATATACCGGAACAGGAACCGGAACAGTCCGGTAATATATTCCAAAACGAATTTAGAACTATAAAAAATTCACCGCCACCACACGATCAGCGTGAATCACATGATCTATTTGCGGATGCAGCAGAAAGCCGAACTAAAAAACTCGGTTATTAGATATGGACGAGTACTTCCGTGATCCAGGATCAGCTGCTATTATTGCAGCTGGTATAACCGCACTTTATATTCACGGCAAAGCAAGACTTAACGACGAGGGCACTTTATCTACGAGTGCATACGCTAAACCAGCCGCCTTAGTAGCTATTTTAGTTTATTTTATAATATCTAATGGTTTGGGTAAACGTGAGACCATTTCCACGGAACCATTCTGATTAACTTAAAGATTTCCTGCACGTATCATATACACATGACTTCTATTTCAGCCTTCAACGATATGATGGGCCAATTTCTCATGGAGCTCCATAAGACCTTTCCAGAGGAGCGAGGGCTCAAAAAATACATCGCTGCATTTGAACTTATGAGAACTGCTAACCCCAAGCTTCTCGTTGAGGGTTTCATGGAAAACGTCGGCCCCCACGTCGACAAAATTAATTCTCGCGACGATAGCTTCTTTCTTGAACACGCAGGTAGCATTGAATTTCTTAAGGATATTAACCTGAAGGACTGCTGGCCAAAGGCCTCCGACGGAACCCGTGATGCTATTTGGCAATATCTCCAAACGCTTTATATGCTCGGTACGACTATTACATCTATCCCCCCAGAGACGCTTAGTATGATCGAGACTGTAGCTAAACAGTGTGCCGATAAGATGCAAAATGAGGATGGAGACACTGAATTTGACGAAGGTAAGCTCATGCAGTCAATGCAAGGTCTGCTCAGTGGTATGTTGAAAAAATAAAATCATATTATATAAATGGTATCACTATTCGACGATCCCAGACAAATTATCAGGGTTGATAAGGTGGATGAATTTTGGCCTACAAAAGATCAAACATCAGCACAGAGGGTAAACGCGACCGCTCGATTCGTTGTTTACGCGACGTGCATATTGTATCTTATCAGGCGTGACATACGTGTCTTTATATTAGGAGCGACAGTGTTAGGAGTATTATTTGTAATGGAAAAATCACACATGATCAAAGGATCCGCAGCCAAGAAGCGTGCTTCCACCGTTTCCGAAACTTATATGGGTGCTTGTCAAGGTCCTACAGTCGATAATCCCATGGCGAATGTTTTAATGTCAGATTATGATGGTCGCCCGGATCGTCCATCGGCTTGTAGGTATGATACAGTAAGAAGTGAAGTAAATCAGATGTTATCAGGGCGTATACCATATGGGGCCCAAAAATCAAGGTCCCCTTTACCCGATGCTCAACGTAATGCTTTTGACAGGCAATTTGTAACAGGTCCCGTGACCAACATTCCCGGTGACCAAACCGCTTTTGCTGAATGGCTTTATGGTAGCAAGGATGCACCGATATGTAAAACAGATACTCACCTCTGTAACGCGGATGCTAGAGGCGTTCAATTAGAAGCCTTCGGTGGCTTGGATTCTACGGGTGACAAGAGGTCTGGTATGCATAGAGGATCTGGCTTACGAGCAGGTCATGTAGCTTAATTTTCTCAAGTAATAGTAAAATGGCCTACCAACTCCAGCCAGGAATGAAATTAGTAGAAAATCCAGTGAATCCCCCGGTTTGCGCGACTGAAGAAGTTTTTACCTACCCCCAGCCCAGTACGCCTATGAACAGGGCTTCTAGCCGTCCTAATACCATGTTATACGGAACCGCTCCTTACATGGCTGGAAAAGGTGCACCGGCTGCATTCATCGATACAAGCGATGAACTCCGCCCCCAATCCACTACACGTTTTAATAAGGTATTTGCCAAGACTTACGAACAGAACCTCTTCCCTCTTCAAGATATGAAGTGCAAACTTCCACTGAGAACAATTACATACGAACCTGAAAGTACTCGCGCCGATGTTCAGAATTCTATGTTCTCGGCGAGGTATTCTAAGCGTAAATAAACTCAATAAAAATATTTACTAAAATTAAGAATGGCGGATCCCCTTTCGCTAGTAGCTATTGCAGGTCTAGCTTACGCCGGCAAAAAATTAAGTGAATCACGGGCCGAAAGTTATCAAGGTCCCGAACAACAGGTTCCACAACGTTTTGTTCAGGAGGAAGTACCCAGTATATCCTTACCCAAACCTACCGTTGTTAGTAATGTTCCACAGCATAAGATAGAAATTAGTAATTTCGGTGATATTGTTCCACAAACGCGATCTAGTGGAGGTGAAGTGTTGGAAATGCGTAATCGAATGTTTGATGGAGGAAGAATGAATAATCTTTCTCCCATCGAGAAGCAATTAGTTGGTCCCGGTATTGCGGTAGGACCAAACGTTCCCGCAGCCGGTGGTTTTCAACAGCTCGTACGCGTGAACCCTGAAAACGTGGGAGCGCATCGTCTTACTACCCTACCAGGTAGATCTGGTCCAGCTTTCGATATCTACGGTGGTCGCCGCGGAAAGATGGGTGAGATGGGTCACAATCGCCCAGAGAAAACTGCGTATCTCCCTTCTCGATTACCTCCCGGTGGAGGTAAATCACAGGGTTTCGGTGGTCATATTCCAAGGGGGGAACATGTATCGGGAAAACGTATCACGAACCGTTCACAGGATGGTTCTCGCGACGATGCTTTGGGGTTTGGGGGTGCTAAGCGCATAGTTTCCGCGGTTACACATGCTCCTCTTCCTACACGTAACAAGAAGGATGGAAATATAGAACAATATGGTTACAATAATCAGGTTGCTCCTAATGTATCACATTTCATGCATGGTTATGAAATGTCCCCCGGTGCTAAGATCGGTGAAAAGCGTACTTATGGTACACCTCACACTGTTCAGGAGTTAACCAAATATGGATTCCGCCCCGATGATCGCCGTGGAAAGGCAAATAGAGCTGGTAACGCTGGTCGTATGAATGTTCGCGCGGGCCCCCTCAATCAGGGTGGTTTAGTTACAAACATGCGTAGCGATACGACTCGCGTGGATGGTCGCACAGGTCCAATCAACGGTGGTTGGACCCAGCAATACAAAAATGACCAATTACACAACTTTAACGCTTTCAAAGGTAATGTTAACCCATACGCCACAGACTTCAGCCTTGGTGTGGCGAAGCAACAGCTTCAGAACAACCCCATAGCTCAGAAAATGATGTAAATTCCTTTTTTTGCATAAACACACTGATTAAAATATATCCCCTTATTTTAATGAGCGTACACACGTTAGACATAGACAGTGGAGAACG